CTTCCAAAGATCTTTTTCAAGCCTAGTCCTAGTAGTCTGCGATCTGCAATATAACGAATGTATAACTTAACGTCTTCTGGTGTGAGGTCTGGGACATCTGCACCTTCAAAACATAAGTCAATAAACGCATCTTCTAGCTCTACTGATCGCTCTGCGGCACAATAGATCTCATACTTCAGATCATCGTTCCACAATTCTGGGTTCTCTTGAATGAATGTACGGAATAACTGTGACATTCCTTCAACATGGAGACTTTCATCTCGAACAGACCAAGTAACAATCTGTCCCATACCCTTCATTAAGTTATGACGTGGGAAGTTCAATAGAATTGCAAAACTACTAAACAACTGTACGCCTTCTGTAAAACCTGAGTAGATAGCCATTGTTTTCGCAATATCCATCTTAGAGCCCATACCAAAGTTGCTTAAGTGCTCATGCTTATCCATCATCGCCTTATGCTTCATGAACTCTTTGTACTCATCATCTCCGTACCCAAGTGTCTCTAGTAACAACGAGTATGCTTCCTGGTGTACTGCTTCCATAGCTGCAAAAGCTGATAACATCATTCGTACTTCTGGCTGCTTAAAGGTTGGCAGATAATGTGTAGCATAGCCACAACATACATCTACATCAGCCTGTGTAAAGAAACGAAAGATGTTTGCTAAGAGTGACTTGTTTCCTGGGCTAAGGTTCTCACGAAAATCTTTCAAGTCATCAGCAAGATTTACTTCGTCAGGCAACCAGTGCATATGCTGCTGTGACTTATAATGTTCAAATGCCCACGGGTAATTGAACGGCTTATAGTATTCTCTTTCTTCTAGTAAATTACTCACTTATAAACTCCTCTATCTGGGCTTTAGTCTTAACTCCAACTAAGCGGCCTACTTCTTTATCATTATCATCTACAAGTACCATAGTTGGCACTCCTCGAACTTTATAATCTGCTGCTAGGTTTGGGCTATCATCAATATCAATACTTGAGATAGTATAGGGGACGTTAATCCCCTCCAAGGTTTTTGCCAACATCTTACAAGGCTGACACCATTCTGCACTAAATTTAAGTAATCTCATCTTAACCCTCACACGCTAAACAATCATTTTCATCAATTGTATCGAACATATACTGTCTTAATGCTTCGTCTGATACTGTCTCTGCTCTCTTTATCGCTTCACTTCGCAAATAGTATAGAGTTTTTACTTTCTGCTTCCAAGCCATCATATGTACTGCATGAAGCTCTTGCTTTGAAACGTTAGCGGGAAAGAATACATTTAGCGACTGACTTTGGCAAATATGCTTCTGTCGATCTCCTGCAAACTCAATTATCCACTTCTGATCAATCTCTACTGCTGTCTTAAATACATCCTTAGTGTAATCATCTAAGAAGTCTAACTGTTGAACCGATCCACCATTTGTGATAACGCTTTTCCAAACTTCGTCCGTATCCATATCTATTTCTTGAAGTGCGTGCTGTAAGTATTCGTTTTTAAGAAGGCTACTACCGCTTTTAGTCTTCTGCGTAAAAGCATTAGCCCGGTAAGGCTCAATGCTAGGACTTGTATTACCACATATAATACTACTACTAGCATTAGGAGCAACGGCAAGCAAGTGAGCATTACGTACGCCGTAACCTTTACCGTCAGGGCACTCTCCTCTTTCTTCTGCAAGTTGTCTTGTTGCACGTACTGCCTCCGATTTAATTCTTGTAAACATTCTATTGTTTGCGCCTTTTGCAAGTACACTCTCAAACGGAATGTTGTGTCTCTGAAGATAGGCGTGGAAACCCATAGCGCCCAGGCCAATACTTCTCTCTTTCTCTGCACTTAGCTTCGCTCTGTAAAGCTCGTCTGGTGCGTTATCAATAAAGTGATCAAGTACATTGTCTAACATTCGTACCAAATCAGGAATGAATTGCTCATTATCTTTCCACTCGTCATACTCTTCCAGATTTACACTTGATAGACAACATACTGCTGTGCGCTGATCATCTGTAGCCAGTGTGATTTCAGAACAAAGATTAGAGTGATGTACCTGTAATCCTGCATCTTTCTGAAACTGTGGTAAAGCGGCCTGAACTGTATCTTTAAACATGATGTATGGTTCGCCTGTCTCAACACGGTTTTGGATCAACTTTACCCAAAGTGTCTTAGCTGATACAGTCTTCGTAACTTCACCACTGTGTGGATCTACTAAATCCCATGAATCATCGAAACCTTCTTCTCTTGTAGCTCCTTCGATCAGCTCCATAAACTCGTCAGAAACAGTGACAGCATGATGCAAGTTAGTAGACTTGCGATTAACGTCTCCGCCTGTAGGCTTACGAATGTCCAAGAACTCTTCAATCTCTGGGTGAGACATTTCCAAATATGCTGCATAACTACCTCGTCTTGTTACACCTTGTGAGAAAGCGAGCATTTCTGCATCAACCACTTTCAAGAAAGGAATTACTCCAGTTGACTCTGACCCCGCAGAGGTTTTACTTCCTACTGACCTTACGTCATTCCAACAACCACCAACTCCACCGCCTACACTAGACAAGAAAGCATTCTCTGTATAGTGACCAGTGATACCGCCTCTAGAATCTTCTACATAGTTCAGAAAACAACTAATGGGCATTCCTCGGCTAGTACCGCCGTTACTCAGAACAGGCGTACTAAACATGAACCACAACTTACTAGCGTAATCGTATAGTCTTTGTGCGTGTGCCTCGTCATCAGCGAAGGTTCTTGCTGCTCTTGCAAACGCATCTTGAGGGGACGTTTCGCCCTCTACTAAATATCTATCTTCCAAAGTCTTTATACTAAACTCTGATAAATAGTTGTCTCTCTTATAATCAATCTGCATTCGTCATTCTCCGCTTTATATCAGACACATTGTCTGCACCAATTGCATCATCGCAATATGTTACTAAGTCCATTAACTCATAGTTTGTCAAGAGCAGCTCTGCATTTGCATTTAGCTCCTGAATATACTTATATTTACCAGCTATGGGAATATTATCATAGATGGTCATAGCGTCTCCATACTCTCCGATAAGTTGCTCAGCTCTCTTTGGCCCTATACCATTGATGCCTGGAACGTTGTCGCCCTTATCGCCGGTTAAACACTTGAAAGAGATATACTCTTCTGGAGATACGCCATAGTGTTCATCCCAGTTATTTATTGTAACTTCTTTACGGGTAACGTAAGAAAACCTACTTACTCCGTCTTGAATCAAAAGATCCCAATCTCGGTCACTCGATACTAGCCAAATCTCTTCTAAATTATACTCTTTCTTACGCTTTACGAGGTGGGCAGCAAGATCATCTGCCTCTACACCTTGATAACGAAGAACTTCAAACGACTCTGCTAATAGTTCTAGTGTACCTTCATACTCGTCAAAGAAGTCTATAAACGCTTGCTTCTCTGCATCTGTTTGTGTTTCGTACTTGTCTTTTCGATTCTGCTTGTACTCTGGTAATATACCCTTCCTGTAAGTGGAAGAGCCCCAGTCTGCGGTAATAATAATATTACCACATTTGTATGACTGGGCTAAGGATTTTACAGTTTGTACATAGTCATCTCGAAAGTCTGTTCTACCTTGATGCTTCCAACGGAAAGCCAAATTCAAGGCATCAATTACTATGGTTTTACGTGCTTTACTACCTGTTGCTTCATTAAAACTAAAAGCCACCTATCCACTCCACTTTTTCTGCTTCCAACCATTCTTCTGCTAATAGTACATAACAATCCAGAAAAGCTATATACAAATACTGTTGTGTATTCTCAGGCTTCTGTTCTGTACATACAAATACTTTAGAACGGTCATATTTAAAAAATAGCATTGGCTTTTGATCGCCACCTGCCGCTTGTATTACTACTTTCTTCCACCAACGAATCAAATTGTTTGTTTTAGGTTGTGTGAATATCTTATCTGTCAATGCAGACTCTTTATAATTCTTTACTTCTATACAAAAATGATTACGTTGATTAGGGACATATAAGTCCCCTTTCAAATACTCTAGTGCTCCTGACGCTGGTACTCTTTCAAACTTCAGCCCAGTCGATTCTCTCAACATGTCCCTCACTAGGTACTCGCCCCTCGCTCCCTTCGCTCTCGAATCTACCATCTTCTTCCTCATTCGCCTTGGACTCTTGAAGCCCTAGTTCTTCTTTAGCTTTAATATGTCTCCACCACAACCTGCGTCTACCTGCACTCATCATCACTCCAAACTACTAACGTTACCGTTCTTGACGACTTCAATCTTCTCAAGGAGAGGGTGTGTCCAACCATGAGATACGATATAAGTATTGAGGTCTTCTCTGAGTAACACCTCTACCATACGCTCTCTGCCTGTCTCATCTAAAACATTGATAACTTCGTCTAAAAATAATACATTGATTCTTGACTTGGATATACTTCCCATTAGCTTTCTGATCGCAAGGAGTGTCGCTGTATTTACACGAGCCAACTCACCACTAGATAATGCTAAAATGTCAATAATGTTCCCTGTGTCGGTGATCTGCACATTCAGTTTGTCGTTTGATACTACAAACTCAAGTGTAAATCTACCATCGGATAGCTCTGCAAGATATGTATTTACAAGCTCTTCCAATTCTTTTACTAAGTTCTCTATCTTGTAGGCTAGGAGACCATTAGTACTAAACGCTTTCTTGAGTATATCAAGAGTGCCTTCATGTTTTTCTACAATTTTGAGTTCGTTTGTATACTTAGCGCATTGTGCCTCGAACTCATCTGTTTGTTCTTGTATTACTTGGATTCTGGTGTTTCGTTTAGTCCGCTCTTGGTTCTGCTGTGTGATGCCTTGTAGAATGCTTTTCTCTGTCTGTACTCCTTCACGGCCAGTCTCCACGCGGGCTTCGCACTCTGCCACATCCAATAAAGATGTCGATAGATTCGCGTCATGAACTTGAAACAGTTGCTCCCAATTACGGATAACCTCTTGGTTACGCTCGAATCTTCGATTATTGTCTTTAATTCCTTGAATTTCTGTAGTAAGCTCACTTAATCGCTCCTTAGCTTTTGATAATTTCTCACGCTCTAATGCAATCATCTCCTTCTCTACAGAGATGTCGATGGGTTGCTTACAAGTAGGGCATTCTTCTTTTAATCTTTCTAGCTTTGCTAGTGTCTTTTGAGCACCCGTAGCGGCTGCTTTTATTTCTCCATGCTCTGATACAATAGAGTCTGCATCTATGGGTTGTGTGTTATCAGAGTTAACAGCGTTAATATCTATAGCACTGAGCTGCTTTTTATAAAGATTGTTTGTCTCAATTTTTCGATTTGTTTCCGCAATTTTAGAAAGTTGAGTCGTCCAATGCTGCAAATCTTCTTCATACTTTTCCAAGTCGCTTTCCACTTTCAGCATTGGCAGTATGTCAGTATCAGTCAATTTATTATTTTTCAACCATCTTTCTGCGGTTGCTAACTTGGCTGACGCTGTTGTACGCTTTGTTGTTGCCTCTTTAGCGGCAGCTTTAAATACCTCGAACAGATCTACATAATGCTCAAGCTGAAGAAGGTCGATTAAGAACTTCTTGCGATTGGCATCCGTTGCAGTAAGAAACTGTAGGCTTGCATTTGTGTTTTGATATACTAGCTGTGAAAATGTCTTGAAGTCTATTCCAAGGATAGCTTGTATACTTTTGTATGTGTTAGTAGCAGTATGGCTACTAATATCTTCGCCGTCTTTCTCTAGCTTTACTTTGATACTACCTTTACGCTGAACTGTAATAAGATAGTTTGACTCATCTTTCTCAAATGATAGACTAATGTTATAGCCATCATTGACATATCTATTTGGTATGTCTACTTTCTTAATGCCTTTTGAGTTCTTGTTATAAAGAGCCTCTTCGATGATTAACGGTATGGACGACTTGCCCATACCGTTAGTACCAATAATTTGCGTTACTGTGTTATCATCTAAATCCAGCTCATTACCAGAACCGTAACTAAAGCAATTATCCCATTTCAACTTTTGAAGCGTAATCATTGTATGTTCCTATTATGTCTGGTATTGCCGTTTCTGGTAATTCTAATATGTAGGTTAGATACTCTACTAGCTCGTCCTGTATGGACATATCTTTATCTATTATTAGACTTGCCTCGGATTTTCGTTTTACTACTTTCTTGTCTAAGAGGTCTGAGTTCTTGACACCTGCTAGTTCTTGCATATCGCCTTCCACTTCATAGATAGTGTGGTGATAACCACTTGCTATCATATTGGATTGATCTGATACTGTCTTTCGCAATAACTGTGGTAGCTCAAACTCCTTCCACGTCCAGCTCCAATCTAACTCATCAATAAGCATATAACCTGTCTTAACTACACTTCTATGAAAAGAGGTAGTCATAGGACTGCCAGGGTATACTAAGTTGCGTTGACTGTTGCTGTGGGAGTGTAAGTCTCCTGTGAAAACTATAGGAAAGTCTTCAAACCTATCTAAATCTACTTCTGGTTTAACATGAGGCGGTATCTCGCCACGGACATGAGTAAATAGAGGTTGACTTGCATTAAACTTCTCAATACTGTCTTTACGATGAAGATCGGCATAAGGTAAGATACCAAAGCCTAGATATTCGTCAACATAAGAACTATCTATAATCTGTACTAGAGGATTGATGTAGCTAGTAACTTGCTTGAGCTGTGTAAAGAATGTCTTATTCTTCTTAGTAGCTTCATGGTTTCCGTCATAGATAATAGTTGGAATCTCCACTCCACGAATAAACGTGAAGTAGAGTTCCAGTTCTTCCATATTGGGGAGTCTATCAAACAGATCACCACCTATAATGTGCAGTATGCACTCTTTCTCAAGCTCGTATACTTGTTCAAAGAATAGATTATAGCGGTTTAAAGCCCACTGTACTGGGACGTTCTTCTGTCCCAGCTTTATGTGCCAATCTGCTGTGTATAATATCATCCGATATTGAACTCAGCTTCTAATGCCTCGTCATCGGTTTCTGCGCCTGCATTGCGTAGGCGGTCTAACAGTTCTTTCTGTGCGTCTGCTGTTGGGCGAGGCATAACATCGTCCATAGACTTTAGATCAGCAATAGACGCTAACTCAGTCTCAGTCAAAGCACGTGGCTTGCACTTCAATGCTTGGAGTTGGTACTCAACATTGTAAGGCAGTGGGCCAGTCTTTACTCGCTTGAACGCAATGTCCCAGCCAGTAGTGTGATCAGTAGGGTCACCCAGGTCTTCTGCGGCAGTAATTACTTGCTCCCACAACTTCTTCTTTAGGTTTGCTACTTTAACCTTACCATCGGTAGGGTCGATTACTTGTACAGCGTAGCTCCAGCCACACTTGAGGTCTGGGAAGTATTCACGAACCCAATCCTGTTCTTTGTTATTGAATCGCTCGGCGTTGCGATCGAATGATAGACACTCCAAAGGAATGTTCTTGCCGTTCTCGCCTTCAATCCAGTAGACGTAGCGAGCTAGGATGTCGCCGACGATACGCATTTTATTGTCGCCATCTTTGTACTGAAAAGTAGAGATGGATGATTTTTGTGCGCCGCCAGTTTGTTTGTTGAATGATAGTGCCATTAGTGTGTATTCTCCATTGTGACTTCTTCATATAGAAAGTGAACCATATCACCATCTAAGCGAAGTAGACTATTGTTTTCGATTAGTTCTAGATCTACAGGTACATGATATACATCTAGTGTGGTTTGTTTTGTTGCTAAATAATCAGCCATACTTCTAATTGCGGCCAGTGCATAGTAGATAGCAACGTCTCTATGCGAGTACTTATAAGCGTTGAGTGACATAACGTCAGGATGCAGTAAAAAGCTTGTACCATTAAACGACTTCTCACTGTACTTGTATATTGGATCGTAGCGATTTGTGGGAATTTGCTTGTTTATAAGCATTTCCATGATACGGCAACATTCAAGTGGGCTTCCCTCTGCTTCGTCAAAAACCTTCTCCCAGCTAAATAAGAACACGTATTATACTCCTTTTTCAGTATGTTGTCAAGAACTATTTTTTTAAAGGTACTTTATCGACCAATCCTGTTTCATGTAAAATCCTACCCTATTCGAAGCCTGCCTTTGTGCAGTTTTGCCTCTCAACTGAATATCTACAACAACTGGATCTATCTTACCTTCTTTCTTTCGTATTACCCTACCTACTAACTGCGTAAGTAGCGGCTCGTTGTTTACTGGGGTAGCCAGTATCAAACAGCTCAGAGTATCTACAGATATACCCTCTGAGAAAATTGCCTGCGTTCCGTAGAGAACATTTGCGTCCCCGTAGAGGATTTCGTCTACGAGTGTTTCTCTATCTTCATGCGAGACCTCACCTGTAACACAAACAGCTTTATCACCAGTAAGTTCGGCGCAGCTCTTAAGGAAACTGACTCGATCGCTTACCACTAACACTTTGTGTCCTCTGGCGGCATATGCGGCGGCTAACATGGATATTGTATGCCTATACTCTTCATCATTGGACAGCGCAGACACTCTATTAGCCCAAGGTATCTTAGCTCCATCCATAAATCGTATCTCAGAGTGTACTAGATGCACAGTCGGTGTCATGTAGTTCTCCTTCGGCGGCTGGAACAACTTGCTACCAAAGTAATCTCTAAAAACTACGTGCTTTCCATCTTTTCTTTCGATAGTGCCTGATAGACCTATCTTGTATCGACAATAATTTGTGTCGAGAATCTTAGAAAAGGTAGGGCTACTAACGTGGTGCATTTCATCTAGTATGATAGTCCCAAACTCTTTACGAATCTTATCTATGTTTCGGTATAAAGTCTGTGTATTGCCAATCACGATAGGAGCATCAAGTTCAAATCTCCCACTACCTATGATGCCAGCTTCAATACCAAATACTTTCTTTACTTCTTTTGCCCACTGATTACGCAATGGGACAGTGTGGGTAACAACGAGTGTTTTTTGACCTAACTTACCCGCTATTGCAAGACCTGTAAAAGTCTTGCCCCAACTGACCCATGCGTTGATTATAGCGTTGTCTTCGATCTCATCATATACATCTTTCTGGCTCTGTCGTAAGTCGAACTTAAATTCAGGAAAGTCTACTGGCACGTTGAGACGTTTGTCGATTATCTCATAATGATCTGGGATCAAATCCGTGCGCCCTATCGGTAATGAAATCAACCCGTTACGAATTAAGCCCATATTCTTAATCATCTGAGGAGGATCAAGTGGGTTGTGCGTAGGGATTGCATAGGTCAGCTCAGTGTCGATTTTCTGTTGCAATTCGGCACTACATTCCATATAAATTCTGTTACTAATTACTGCTTTCATAGGCCAAGTTCATTCTTTGCTATAATATATGATTTAACGAAGTCGGATCGTACTATGTCTTCTACCTGGAAGTCAATAAAGTCGAAAAGCTCCATGCGTTTGAGGATTTGCATAAAATTCTTCATGCCATTCTGTTTTAGATCCGCCTGACGGAAATCTCCGCAGAAGATAACCCTGCAATTCTCACCCATACGAGTAATAATTGAGTCTAGCTCATGGAATGACATATTTTGGCACTCATCAATAATAATAACCGCATCTCTGAGTGTAATTCCTCGAATAAACGAGGTTGTCATAAATTCTACTAGATTCTTCTGTTTCATAATTCCATAGGCATCACCACGTTGGAATAGCTCGTTTGCAATGTCCTTGTAAGGTTCTTCATAAACTGAAGCCTTTTCTTTTTCCGTCCCTGGAAGGAACCCCATATCTCTGGTAGGTACAGCACTACGGATAATAACTAGCTTGTCATAAATACCCTTGGACATATCATCATAAGCCAGATAGCTTGAGATAAATGTCTTGCCTGTACCCGCTAGACCATGTAGAATCAAATTCTTCTTAGACTCAAACGCCTTTACTTGGTTACGTGTTAAAGGCTCGATCTCATGTAATGTCAAACTAGCTCCTGCTAGTGTTTTGCTCTGTCTTTTAGCCATATTATACTTTTCTTCTCGTATCTTTGAGTTTCGTGTCCGAATACTCGTAAAGCATCCACGGAAGTCCATGTAGATGCAAAATACCTGCCCATTTCATACTTGAATCGGGAGGTCGTGGTACGGTAAAAGGCTGCTTTATACCTTTCACTCGTATTATAGTGGCTCCACCTTTCGGTACAACCTCTGTAATCTCTAAATACTTCATTTTACACATTAAAGTCTTAAGGTACCCGAAAGGCGTACCTTTGCTATCAATGAAGTACAGAGTGTTCTGCTTTAAAATACCATTTGGTGACATTATTGCATTTTTTAAAGCGTACTTGTCTTTAAAAGGTGTCTGCATCCTGCGAACACCTAAAGTTTCTCCTTCCTGGTTGGTATCATCCACCAACTGATCGTTCATGAACAATAAACCATCTGCACGAGTCCAGTCTCCAGACTCCATCTTGTATACAGGGAAAGCTACCTTATCTAAGTCTTTATACGTCAGAACCATACATTTTCTCGAACTTACCACCAGAGTAGTCTTGGTGTACAATCTCAAAATCACAACCAACGGGCACACCAGGTATAGATAAACCTCTATCCATCTGAATGAACTTGGCTAGTTGCTCCATGTATTCTTCGATCTCGTCTTCTGGTACTTCGGCTAAGATGGAATCGTGTACTAATGCGAAGATACGTGCTTTCTTCTTATTAGCTTTGATCCAACTGCCCATGTCGATAGCACCTAAGAGGTTAATATCAGAAGCAGCAGACTGCACCAGAAAGTTAAGACCAGACCTAATGCTATGACTTTGGATACCCGAATCTGTAGAGGCGACATTTGGTAATCTCCTTTTACGACCGAAGTAACTATAAATGAAGCCATTCTGTTTGATGAACTTCTGGTTATCTTCGATCCAGCTTTTTAGTTTGTGGAACTCTTCAAAGTAATCGTTGATCACCTCTTGAGCCTCGTTTCTAGTAAAAGGCTTACCACTATCTTTAGTAACCTGCTCACTAATCTTGTTTGCACCAGCACCGTACATAATACCAAAGGTTACAGCTTTAGCTGCCTGTCTCTGCATACCATACAGTTCTGCTACTTTATCTGCTTCACAAGGCAACTTGAATACTTTCTTTGCAATCTGTGAGTGGAAGTTACCACCCGCCTTGAAGACGTCAATCAATGCCGCATCTTTTGCTAGTATTGCAGCAACATATACCTCTGCTGTTGTCAAATCCATTGCAACAATCTTATGTCCTGGAGCAGCTTTGATACAGCCTTTTACAATAGGGTTATCCCTAGGAAGCTGCTGCATATTAAGTTTGCCACTAGAGCTGAGACGGCCAGAAGTTGTACTATGGAGGTTGAAACCCGTACGTAGTCTGCTATCTCTATCCAGCTGCGGTATGATCTTGTCCAGATAAGTATTCTTAATCTTGGACTTCTGTCGTATTGAAAGAATGAGTCCTGGGACTTCAGACTGCTCTGATAGCTCTCCAAGAACTTCCGCATCTGTGCTGTTTGCTCCAGTACCAGTCTTCTTTCCAGTAGGAGTGAGGCCCAAGAAGTCAAAAAGTAGACTCCTAAGCTGCATAGTGCTGTTAGGGTTAAAATCTTTTCCATTGATTTCCTCAAACTTAGCGATTGCTGGGTTCTTGTACAAATTCGCTACTGCTTGGTCAATCTCTTCCTGCATTAGGGACTGAGACTTTACAAGACGATCTACATCGAAGGGTACTCCATTATCTTGAATATCTGTAAGGAACCTACAGCCTGGGATAAGGATATTATCATATACCTTACACAAGCGTTTGTTTCCTTTAATCTTTACTAGCTTCTCATAGAGTAGGAAGGTACACGCAGCATCCATACCTGCGTAGAGTTTCATGATGTCAAAAGGAATATCGCCCCAATTGAACTCATTTTTGAGAATACCATGCTGCTTGCGATAATCAGCAATCCAATCATACATAGGCTTCTCATAGTCACCATACTTTGTATACTTCATAGACAGCTGCTTCAATCCATGAGTACCTGGGTTCTCATCAATCAAATAGTGTAGAAGCATTGTATCTTCAAAGTTAGGAAACTTAAAGTTAAAGTGGTACTCAAAGAATGCCAAATCGAACTTAGCATTATGAAATACTACTGTCTTACTATCAAAGATCGCTTGCAATAGACGCTCAGACTCTTCGTCTAGGCACTCTGTATCAATGTACGCTCCACGATCCTGCTCATAAGAGAGCGAGAGACCTAGGATGTGCCCATCGCGAGGCCAGAGAGCTGTAGTCTCCGAGTCAAGTGCGACATAAGGAGTAGGCGAGTCGAGAGCAGCTTGGAAGAAGGCATTGGCTTCTGCGGTATTCTGAATACCCCAGGCATTGTACTCTGTAATCACTGTGTCTTGCTTATTGTCAGTGATGTACTCGATAATGCTTTGCTTGGAGTCGTCCCAAGTGCGCTGTGCTTCTGGTTTAAAGGCTAACATGGCTGGGTTAATGATAGGGAGGAATTTCTCTTCTACCTTTTTTCCTGAGTACTCTGTAATAGAGTTGATGGGTGTGAAGTATTTAAGAGCATCACTCCCTACCAAAATAACCCAGTCATAGTCATCTGTATTGATTTGAATGTCGCAGTCTCGCTTCAAGACTTTCTTGAGGAAAGGATCTGAACATAGCTGGAACTGATCGAACTCGAATGCTTCATCGAATTCGTTATGGAAATTGGTCTTGCTTTTCTTCGTTTCTACTAATGCAACTTTAGGCATATAATTTTCTCTTTAAGGTTTTTACTGCTTGCTCTTTTAGTGCCCCAGGATCAGTGTCCTTGAGACAGATATTTCTATGTGCTAGTTCTACATTTTCGCACATAGTTTGTACATACTTAGAGGCTTCCTGGCCTGCGTCATCTCCGTCAAAGAATATGTCTATAGAGTCTACACCCTGGATAGATAACATTCTTAACTTGTCTTCATTGATGTTCTTTGTACCAAACGTACATACTGCGTTAGTCAGCCCTTTATCGTGCAAGTTAATCATGTCGAAGATACCTTCTACTAGAATAACGGCTCCCTGTATTGGTTTTACTACTGGGAATAAAGGCATCTTAGCACCCGCAGGCGAGATCATATACTTAGGTGTACCACCTGTTGTATGACGACCATTGAACGCTGTAATGCGACCAGATATGTCTCGTACCGGAAATACAATGCGTCCGACGTAATCTGGGTCATGATGTATAAATGCTTCAAACCTTTTATAAGTCTCAGGCTTGATGTCACGCCAGTTGCCTGTATATGGCATAACATTTTTGGGAAAAGACAAACCAATACTTTCTGACCTCTTCTCTGTAATTTTACGTTTTAGTAGTTCTCGTCGTAATTGTAATTGGTTTGCCTTTTCCCCAAAATGCGTAAAAAGATTGCCTTTGTACTCGCATGAAAAGCACTGGAATATGCCAGTCAACTGATCAATACGCATACTAGGATTTCTATCTGCGTGTTCAGGGTTTAGACAGGAAACTAAGTAGTCCCCGCCTTTCGGTATAAAATATATATCTCTACGTTGTAATAATTCTTCTACTGTCATACTAAGTTAGCCCAGTCAGTTTCTTTGCGCATCATTGTTACTGTATCTGGATACTCTTCTAAGATCTGCTTGCAGATACCGCCGTTGTTCATCTTTAGTCCGTAAGACTTCTTATGGCATACATACTGACTGCCTGAGAACCCGTGGAAAGTCCAATACAGCTCACTCTCCTCAACCTTCACAATACCACTATTAAGTTTCCAACTGCTACCACTAAGATAACTACCTGACCAACCGCCTAGTAATTTATATAGGTGTGCATCGCCGTCTGTTGCTACTTGCAGCACAACCCAGTTGTCTGGATAATTCTTACTCATCGTCCGATGTCCTTGATGTTGTCTTTACTGATTACTTGGTACGCACCCTTGTTATATGCAGGTGCAATAGTATATTTGGAGTCTAGTGTATGGCGAATACCTGCAGAAGTATCATGAGAGCCGTCATCTGATGACTTGTACTCTGTAGTGTCTCTGCGGTAGGTATCGGTGGCTTCGAGTGCTTCGAACTTTGGCATATATGCCTTACGCTTCTTAGGTAAGGGCTTGCGTCGTCTACCTGAGGTAGTATGTCGTAAACTGCCGAATGTGTGTGCCATTTGCTTTCTCCCCATTTATTAAACATAATTATACGCAATATGAGGAGAAAAGTCAAGAACTATTTTAGAGATCGTGAACGTCTTCACCGGTCTTATGGGAAGAATCGTCTTTCTCTTTAGGTGTCAGAGCAGACTCTGGGCCGATTTTTAACGACTCCCAGTCTACTTCCGAAGTGAAAGATCGCATAGCGGCTGAACGCATCTTGACACAATTGAAGGTCATACAACCATCTTCATGATCCCAGGTCTCTAGTGTATATGCAGCATCAGCCGCATCTAGAATACCTTTTGCAAAACGAGCTTCACCGCTAGCGTCTGTTTGGTAAGGAGTAAATACTGTACATTCATACTCTTGTGCCATTGATTTCAATGCTTTACTAACCTCGATTTGCTCTGTCCAGTCATACTGTCCACCGCGTGAGGGTAAGCTTGAACGCTTTACTTGATTTATATAATCAACAATAACTACTCCGATATTCATCGCCTTTGCCTTTTTATCAAGCTCTGCTCGAATCTTGGATAAGGTGAGAGATGGATCATAAACTACGTTCAACTGTTGAGTCGGGAGGATCTCGCAGGTTGTCTTTAGCTCCTGATGGAACTTCTCAAAGTCTCTATGTTCTTTATATTCTTTCAAGCGTTCTTGCCCATTCACGAAGCGGTTAGCCCACCACCCTGCAACTTTCTCCCACTCACCAACACTAAGATTCTTAGTACGGAGACGTGAAAAAGGTACTTCAGTGGCAATGGCACAGCATCGCTGTAAGATAGAACGACTATCCATCTCAATAGTGAAATAGATAGCCGACTTTCCAGATTCAACTACATTGTTGGCAATGTTCGCACAGATAACCGACTTGCCCGCACCTCGTTTACCACCTACCATAACCAAATCTCTAGGTGAGAATTGAATATCAAGGTCGTACTCTTCGTTGAGGCCAAGTGGTATGTATCTCTCTAAATCTTCCTCAGGCTCGAACAGTTCAATACGTTGCATACTTTCCTGTGGCTCCTCCAGATCAACTTTGTCTTCGATGTCGAGGACAATTTGATGAAGGTGATCAACCGATTCCTGGGCATCTTCAAAAGCTACCGAGTTTTCGACATAATCTTCGAGTGAGGTTAGGATCTCTTTCTGAGTATACTCGTTCTTCAAATACTGAAGAAGCATATACGGCTCTGCATCAACCTTAACGGCTTCTACAGCGTACAACTTCTCACGAGTGTTTGAATCACGAATCTCAAGTTTAAGATCCTCAATCGAGGGCATTGTATGAAATTTCTCAGAGTGCTTATCAATAATTGAATGCAAACTGTGATACTCGCTAGGCAGATAACGCTTATGCACCTGTGTCCACGTCTCAAAGTCGCGTAACTCAAGTGTGCGTTTAATTAAAGCACTAGCAATATTCAATGAAATTCTCCCGATTCATATTAGTGTGGCAGACCCCGTAGAGCCTGCCGTTTGTTCTAAGCTAAGATTAAGCTGATGCTTTTTCTTTCTTAGATGCGCCGTCATAGTCAGCAGCAACGAGGCCACGACGAGTCAGCATAGTCTTAACACCACGGGCAGTTTTACCAATCGCTTCAGCGATAGCTTCAACAGTCTGAGTGCTAAGATCACCCAAGGAAGCCAAAGGATCTTCTTTAGAAGCGCCTTTAGTAACTTCTTGCTTAGGAATCGCGCCAATCTCACCAGAACGTAACAGGCTCAGAGCCTTACCACGTACAGAGTTGATTGAACGACCCATAACATCAGCAATCGCTTCTACGAAAGCGCCATCATTGACCATCTGGACAAAGGTGACTTCTTCTTCAGGACTGTAAGTACGAACAGCTTCTACCTTAGGGGCAGGCTTAACGTGACTGGTCAGTTCCATAGAAAGGATCTTGCCTTGGATTGACTTAGGAGAGAATACGCCATCTTCAAAATGACCTGCAATCTCTGCATAAGTGTAAGCACCACTGTTATCAGTAACAAATGCTGCTAGGGTAGCTTCTTGAGCATCGGTAAAAGACTTACCACCTGCTGCTGAGGCTAGTTCTACGTCGAAGCCCATCTTACGCAGCTTGCTGCTGATAGATCGAGTAGAGGTTTCAAGGTCTACAGCTGCTTCTGCAACAGTAGCTTGAGATACGGGGCTTTCGCCACCGACGAATTCTGTTAGTTGAGCAGTACGCTCGTCAGTCCACTTAGGTAAAGTTGACATAATTTTATTCTCCAATTAGATTTTTAAGGTTAGTTACAATTTGTACGCCAGCATCTCTGGCTTTCTTCGTTTTTGCGGATTCGATACCGCTTTCGTTCACCAGGATTGTGACATCCTTCGTCAAACTGGTCTTCACCTCATAGCCTAGATCAACTAGGATCTGCTGTGCGACTGCTTTCGATTTGTAACTGGTAAGTTTACCACTAATACAAACTACTCCCATGTCGGCTGAGGGTGTGACTGTTTCAATAAACTTGAAACTAAATGGTAGAAGACTTACTTCATAGAAGTCATCTTCCATCCAGTTACAGAGGTTAATAGCCGTTTTCTCTCCTAGACCAGCCTTACGGCACGTTTCGTAGTCTATTTCTTCAATGTCATTGCAGACTTTGGAAAGCTTTTCCGTTGCAGTCTTGCCTACGAGAGGGATGCTGAATGCAGGTAATAGTACATTCAACGGGGCATTTTGAGATCGCTCCAACTCATCTACTAGCTTTACTGCAAGACGAGCTGAGCCTAAAGCCTGTTCAACTTCTTCAAGTGTAAGTGCATAGAGTTCCTCTAGGGTTACTATGTCCAGTTTCTTGATAGATGCTGGTCCGAGACCTTTAATCTTCAGTGTCTTAGCAAAGTGTTCGATAAGTTTGAGAGCTTTCTCCCCGCATAACGGGTTTTTACAATACAGAAGGTGATTGACCTCATTAAGAAGCGAACTACACGATGGGCAGTTTGTGGGAGCTTCGATTTTGGTCATGGTCTTTCCTCTGAAATTGAATATGTATTATACGGACTTTTAAGATCATTGTCAACAATTATTTTTTGTAAGGTCAAGAAGTCTCGACCCTACCAACGATGCGAGGAATAATTTCCCCAGATCGTATAACTTCTACTTGACAACCGATTTCAAGGTTGAGTTCCCGTATATACTGGATGTTATGCAGTGTGGCTCTTGATACTGTAGCTTCGCCTATCACAACAGGATCTAAGATCGCCACTGGACTTACTACGCCACTTTTACCAAGCTGCCACACCACATCACGTAAGGTAGTTACAACACCCGCTTTTACTTCTTTCAAAGCAAAAGCACCTCGTGGATGTTTAGCTGTGTACCCCATGTCTTCGAAGTCACGAGTATCTCTGAGGCGATATACATCACCATCAGTGGGATAATCAGTAACATCAAAGTTCGTAACTACATTCAAGCCCATAGCACGAACGATGCCCAGCTCATTTGTCCACGTAGGAACGGAATGAGGGAAAGCATCATAAGCTACAAAGACCAACGGACGGCTTTTGAACTCTTCTAATCCCTGAGGATTGTTCTTGAGTCCAAGAGACCCCGCAGCGAAGTTACGAGCATTAGGAATACTACTAGGAGCGACGACTTCACCAGTGATCTGAACCACACCGTTGTAGAGATCCTTGAATCTACCACTACGACGTAATTTAGCAGGCACTAGCTCTTTCATCTTATCGGTAATATCTCTACCTTGTATACCGTCACCACGAGTTAAAGCTAACTCTAGGATTCCGTCTACATATAGTATAGATACTGCAGCCCCATCTAGTTTAGGAGTGCATATACACTCATCAATATCGAGAGGAGCATCTTCGAGGTCAAAACACTTCTGCAGTGAGTACATTTGATACGTATGCGAAATCGCATCAGTAACAGTGTAGCCCACTGAGCTGTAGTTATGTTTACCTGCCAACAGATCAAACTCTGCATCAGAAAGTAACGGAGTACCTTCGTAGTAAAGTTTACTTGCTCGATCTAAAAATTCACGCATACTATTCTCCTAAATTTGAAAAGATATTATACCCGATTTAACCAAGCTTGTCAACAACTATTTGTAGATATCGTCAATTAAATCCATAAAATTGTCTTCTATCAATGACTTAGATTCTGCGAGTGACAGTATCTCTGTTAGCCCTGCAAAAAGCTCACGAGAGTTACTAAGGTCGAGTGGCATGGCTACACCTTCTGGCGTAGGCTTCCACTCTTCATCAAAATCTAAGTAATACTTACGAAGGTGCATATATTCTATGCCTCTAAAAGTATTTATAGTCAGTCTAATCTGAACCTCTTTTACTGTATCATAATGTATTACACGCGAATAGGCTTCTGGAGCCTGGTGTAAGTCCATTACCGTCTACCTTCATTCTTGAGGATAGATGACAACGGCACAACGCTAGATACAGCGGAGGGGCGAAGTAAGCGATAAGAGTCTGTGTCCCAACAAAAGAAGAGGAGGGTATCCTCAGTTTCTTTAGCTCGATTTTTCTTACCCTGAATATACGGAGTAGAAAAGTCTAGGGTACAGACATTATATTTTAACTTCCTGGAATGCTCACTACGATACGTAATGATGGCATCACCATAGTCTTGCACTAAACGTGCTAGTTCTTGCTTTTTCACTAGAGTTTCCTTTTGTAGTAGTTAGCAATCATCACTGCCACTTACATACTTAAAGGTGATTTCTAGGAGGTGCAAAAAAGCCCCGCTAGGCGAACCTAGCGAGGTTGTTTACTATTAGTCTTCGTTAGAAACGAGGAGGGTAGTAAAATACTGAGCTGCTTTGCCAGTCAACTTAGAAACGATTTCTTCGTCAACAGTCTTGCCTGCATCAGTAATAGCTGCGATGAGTGCTTCTTGAGCAGCAGCTTTGGAGACACGAGTGCCGCCAGTAGTACCGCCAGTAGAAGCAGCTTTTGCTGCGGGGGTCTT